ATGCCCCTGCTGACCCTTGAGCAGTGCCGTGCGCACTGCCGTATCGACGGCGACTTTGACGACGCCATCCTGGGTGACCTGCTGGCTGCAGCCAGCGACGCAGCCGCGGCCTACCTGGGCCGCGAACTGTACGCCGACCAGGCCGCGCTGGACCAGGCGCTGGACCAGCTGCCGCAGGACATGGCGGCGGCGGTGACCGGGCATGAAGCCGCGGTTGCCGCCGCCAATGCCGAGACCAACGCGGCCAAGGCCAAGGCCATGCGTGATGTGGCCGACCGCCGCCTGGCCGTGGCCACCGCGCGCAGCGCCCGCCTGCTGCTGGGCATGCCGGCCAACGACAGCATCCGTGCAGCGGTGCGCCTGCTGCTGGGCCACCTGTATGCCCACCGCGAAGCCGTGGTCGTCTCTGCGCAGACGCTCGACGCCCCGGCAGGCGCCACCGCCATCGCAATGGAGCTGCCGTTCGGCGTGGCCGCGCTGCTTGATCCGTACCGACCGGCCGCAACGCCATGAACGCCGGCCACTTCAATCGCCGCATCCGCATCGAGCGCCAGGACGGCCGGCTCGATGCCTGGGGGCAGCCACTGGAGGCCTGGCAACCGGTGGCCGAACTGTGGACCGCCATCACCGCCGATGCCACCGACAGCGGCCAGCGGCTGACGCTGGAAAGCCGACTGCCTGCAACCATCCGGCGCCAGCGCTTCCATGTCCGGCTGGCGGCCGCACGACAGGCCGGCATCCACGTCGGCATGCGCATCGTGCATGACGGTCGTGTTTTCAACATCACCGGCGTTGCTCCCGACTTCAGCCGGCGCCAGACCACGGTGCTGTTCACCGAACACTCTTCAGGCATTGCCTGAGCGACGCCAACCAGGACACCGCGATGAGTTACGAAGCACAGCTGCACGCGCTGCTGGCCCCGCTGCTGCAGGGCCGGCTGTATCCCGACGTCCCGCCGGAACCGGTCATCTACCCGTGCGCCGTCTACCAGCAGATGGGTGGACAGTCCGTGTGGTTCAACGAAGGTTCCACTCCCGAACAGAAGCACGCCCGCGTGCAGCTGACCGTCTGGGCAGACAGCCGCGCCCAGGCCAACACCCTGATCCGCGAGATCGAGGACCAGGTCTGCGCGGGATTGCCGACCGCCGAGTCGTTCGGCGCTGCAATCGCCGTGCATGAGCCGCTGCTGCACAAGTACGGTGCGCGGCTCGATTTCGGCCTGTGGTACGTCGACCCGTAAACCGCATCACCCGTGCAACACCCCAGCCCGGCAACCGCCGGGCTTTTTTTCATCCAACGAGGAAATACACCATGGCACTCAAGCTTCCCAAGGGCACCCAGTTCGGTTTCGCACCGGTCGTCTCCACCGCCATCGCCACCAGCGCGATCTCCAAGGCCGCGCCGGCACTGGCCAGCGTCGCCGCCAACAGCGTCGACACCGGCGATGTGGTGGTCATTGAACTGCCGGGCTGGCCGGCCCTGAACAACCGCGCCACCCGCGCCGGTGCCGAAGCCACCGGCAGTGTTGAACTGCTGGGCATCGACACCACCGACACCGTGCTGTTCCCGGGCACCAGCGGTGCCGGCGTGCTGCGCAAGGCCGGCGCCTTCGTCGACCTGGACCAGCAGGGCGACCCGACCACCGCCGGTGGCGAGCAGCAGTACTGGAGCGGCACCCTGCTGGAGGACCCGACCGGCCGCCAGGTCCAGCTGCCGACCTTCAAGAACGCCAAGACCATCACCCTGCCGCTGTTCTACGACCCGAAGAAGCCGTGGTACGCAGCGCTGAAGAACGCCGACGCCAAGGGCGAGCCGGTGATCCTGCGCGCAAAGCTGATCGGTGGTGACGTGCTGTACTGGTACGGCTACCTGAGCTACAACGGCGACCCGACCATGGCCGCCAACACCCCGATGGGCACCACCGCAACCTTCACTGCGCTGGCTGATTCCATCCTGGTCGAGGGCGCCTGATGTTCCAGGTAAAGGCGCCGGAGAGCTTCAAGAGCACCCTGACCATCGTCGGTCACGGCCGCGAGCAGAAGCTCAACCTGACCTATCGGCATCTGCCGGTGGCCGACTATGCCAGCCTGCTGGAGCGGCTGGGCGATGACACGTTGAGTGTGGCCCAGGCGATCCTGGACATCGTCGTCGACTGGGATGCGGACGTCACGCTGGATACCGCAGGTGTCGAACTGGCCCTGCAGCAGCAGGCCGGCCTGGATGGCGCCATCATCGGTGGCTACACCCAGGCCCTGCAGGTCGCACGCAAGGGAAACTGATCGAGGCGGTGGGGGCCCTGTACTGGCGGGCCCCCACCGAGTCCGAGCTGCTGCAGCTCGGATTGAAGGCAAAGCACTTTCCGCCGCCACAGGTTGAGCTGTGGCCGGAGTGCGTACTTCCCATCGAACTTTTCTCGCGGGTTGCCACCCAGTGGCGCGTCGGCGCAGGTGGCCCGATCGGGCTGGACTACAACGTGGTCTACCACGAGCTGCAGCGCGAAGCGCTCGACAGCGAACAGTACGACGAGGTGATGGCGGGCATCCGCATCATCGAGCGTGCGGCACTGGAGCACATGCAACAGGAATGAGCCGGCCATCGCGGCAACGCCGATGGCCGGTCCCGACTCCGCCGATGCGGAGCCGACTCTCCCGAGGAACACTCAATGAGCACTACATCGCCTGGCAGCACACGGGCCGCCGTGGAGGCCAGCAACGCATTGGAAACGGCCATGCAGGCAGCAAGGCGCAGCATGACCGAGATGACCGGCACCACACAGGAGTTCCAGCGGCAGCTGGAAAAGATCAATACGGTGCAGCAGGCATTCAATGCCGTGCTGACCACCAGCGCATCGCTGGTCACCGCACTGTCCACGCAGCTGACTGCCCTGAACACGCAGCTGCAGGCGGCGGCGAAGGCGGGCGCAACCGCAGCGGGCGCGGACGCCGGCAAGGCTGAAAAGAAGCAGGAGAAGGCGCAGCAGGATGACATGGGCCGAGCGGGCATCCGCAAGGGCCTGGGTGGCGCGCTCGGCGACTACATCGGCAAGACCGAAAACACCGCGACGGCTGCCAAGAAGGCGTTCGACAAGGCATTCACCGGCGCTGACGAAGCCCTGCGGAGCTTCGTGACCACCGGCAAGTCCAAGTACAAGGAACTGGCCCAGTCCATCCTGGCCGACCTGAAGATGATTGCCGCACAGCAGGCGCTGGTCTGGGGGGCGAGGAAGATCGCCGACCTGATGGGGATCGACCTGACCCCCAAGGATGCAGAGAAGGACGAGGCGGCAACTGCGGCAGGCCTGCCGGCTTCCAAGGATGCCAAGGCCGGCGAAGCCAAGGCGGGAGGTACCAAGGACGCCAAGGACACCAAGGATGCCAAGGCCGCCACAGGTCTTTCGGGGTTCCGCAAAGGCTTCGGCAGTGCGCTCGGCGAATACATGGAAAAGACCGAGAACTCCGCCAAGTCCACCCAGGATGCATTCTCCAAGGCATTCACCGGAGCCGAGGCGGCGCTGCAGAGCTTCGTGAAGACGGGCAAGTCCAATTACAAGGACCTGGCCAAGTCGATCATCGCCGACCTCAAGATGATCGCCATCCAGCAGGCAATCGTCTGGGGCGTCAAGAAGATCACCACACTGCTCGGTTATGGCCCGGGGGCGGAGGCCAACGCCAACGGTGGCGTCTACCAGTCGCCCAGCCTGTCGGCCTACTCCGGAGGCGTCTACAACACCCCGCATCTGTTCGCCTTCGCCAAGGGCGCCGGCGTATTCGGTGAAGCGGGACCGGAAGCGATCATGCCGCTGCGGCGCGGGCCGGACGGTCGTCTCGGTGTGGCCGCGCACGGCGGCGGCGGTGGTGGAGTGGGTGTAAGCATCCGCATCGACAACAACGGTGGCAAGGAAGTCACCACCAACGAAGGTATGCTGCAGCAGTTCGGCAACGAGATCGGCCAGTTCGTGGAACGCAAGTACCGCGAACTGCAGAGTCGTGACCTGAAGGCGGGTGGTGTGCTCAGCAGGAGTGCCATGCAATGACCGATACCTTCACCTGGCCGGCAACCAGCCAGAGCACCGGAACCACCACCGCCGCCGTGAAGCGCGCGAAGTTCGGTGATGGTTATGCGCAGGCCGCCGCCGATGGCCTGAATGCCACCTCGCGCAGCTACCAGCTGCAGTTCGTCGGCAACCGCAGCACGATCAACGAGATCGTGGCCTTCCTGGATGGTCATGCCGGCCGCAGCTTCCTGTGGAAGGGGCCACTGGGGCAGGGGCTGTACATGTGTGATTCCTACACCGACAGCCATCTCGGCGGGCAGGTATCGACCATCACCGCCACGTTCGAGCAGACCTTCCAGGCGTAGCCATGAGCATGGATCTTGAACGGATCGACCTGGATACCATCCAGCCCAACGGAAAGCGCGGAGAGACCCAGCGGCCCGCCTTCACCAAGATCAACCAGAACTTCCAGCAGGTTGGCCAGGCGGTCAATGACATACCTGGGCAGCTGGCGGACGCCATGGTCCGCACGCCAGCGCGGCGCAATCGCCTGATCAACGGCAACTTCGACATCTGGCAGCGCGGCAGCAGTTTCAGTATCTCCGGGAACTACACGGCCGACCGCTGGTTCCTGCAGAAGGGAAGCGTCGAAGATGCCGTGTTCAGGCGAAACCCGGTTGCTGCAGGTGACAACAACTTCCCGCTCAGCACCTACACGCTGTCAGTCAGCTCGAGTGGCAACACGGATGGGGCAAATCACTTCTTTGTCTTCGAGCAACGTGTGGAGGGTGTCCGCAGCCTCACCGGTGTGGAAAGTACCGTCTCGTTCCTGGTGTTCAACGCGGGAGCGGCTGGGCGAAAGATCGCTCTTGAATTTGCCCAGACGTTTGGCGCAGGTGGAAGCACCCCCGTTCTGGGAATCGCGCCAGAAGTCTTCGAGCTGGCTCCGGGCCTGAACCGCATCCGTAAAACGGTGACATTGCCCACCATTTCAGGGAAAACCCTGGCGGGTGAGGGTGCGGCCGTGGTCGGCATATGGGTGACAGCGGGCACGAACTTTTCCGCTCGCACTGCTGGACTTGGCGCGCAGCAGGGCCAGCTCTACTTCGGAGAATTCCAATGGGAGGCGGGCACGCTCGCAACGCCTTTCGAGTGGAGACCGAGGAGTGAAGAGCTATGGCAGTGCCAGCGCTACTACCAGGTAGATGCCCTTGGCGCGGACTTCGACGGGGGACTGCGCTTCAATGCCGGCGTGGGTCTGATCCGGGGAGACAACGCGGTGTATCTCACCTATCGATTCAATCAGCGAATGCGGGTAGCGCCCACAGTCAGCTTCTCGAACCTGTCGCAATGGCGATTGCTTACCGGCAACGGCGCGACTGGCCTGACGGCGCTCAGCGCGGCCGAAGTCTCGTTGACCCGGATGACCATCATCGGCGCATTGAGCGGTGCTACGGCCGGCCAGGCCGGCATCCTGCAGAGCGGAGATTCGGCTGCAGAGGGGACCGGGTTGACCCTGGATGCCGAAATCTGAGGTCCACGGGCCGGCTGGAGAGCATCCCGTCACACCTGAAACCATAAGGAAACAGCAAAAATGCCACGACAGACAATCGACCTCGATTCCGTTCAACCGAACGGAAAGCGGGGTGAAACACAGCGCCCGGCGTTCACCAAGATCAACGAAAACTTCGCGGAGGTCTACGATGCCTTGGCGGATGTAGCGAAGATCCCGGAGACGGTCGGAAATGCGATCACCGAGCGCGTCCCAGGCAGGAATCTGCTCATCAATGGTGGTCTGCAATTCTGGCAGCGCCGGACTTCCGGCCGTGTCGGCAGCGGGGCGGGTACCCTGGGGGCGGAGACGTTCTTTGCCGATCGCTTCACCAACTCGGCATTGAGCTGCAACCAGGACGTCCAGCGCGTGGCTTACGAGGGGCAGACTGGCTACCCGGAGGACACGCGGTCGATCCTGGTATGCACCGTGTCCGGTGCCGCTGCCAGCAGTGGTGCGTGGATGGGGCAGAAGATCGAGGGCGTGCGCAGCGCGAGCGGCGATATCACCATCTCTGTGTGGGCAAACAGCGATGCACCGAACCGCAAGGTCGGCGTGCGCGTCATCCAGAACTTCGGCACGGGCGGCTCGCCCGCGCGGGAAGTGGTGATCGAAGCGGGTGTGCTCACACTGGGCACCTCGGCCACGCACCAGAGCGTCACTGTCACTTTGCCGAGCACCAGGGGCAAGGTGCTCGGCGTCCATGGCAACGACCATCTCTACGTGGTGTTCGACCTGTGCGGTACCGGCCAGAAGGGCGAGTTGGTGGCGCAGAACGGCTCGTTTGGCTTCACACAGTTCCAGGTCGAGGCGGGACGCGTGGCCACGCGCTTTGATTGGCGCCCGCCGGGCGTGGAATTCGCGTTGTGCCAACGGTATTACGAGAAGAGCTACAACCTCGACATCCTGCCCAACACAGCGCACAACGAAGGGCGAGAGGCGTTCTCGGTCAACTCGCCGGGAATGGCGCATTACCAGAGCGTGCGATTCCAGACGGCAAAACGTGCCCATCCCTACGTGATGATCATCTCGGCCGACACCACCCAGCAGAACGGGCACATCGCCGAGGATGACGTGTCCCGGGTTCCCTGCCTTGTCAACTATGCATCGCCTTCCTGCTACGAGGTGAGCTGGACCAACAATCCAGGACGCTGGGGTGGGTGGTGGCACTGGTGGGCCGACGCTGAGCTCTGATCTCCAACCGCTTCCCGTTCGAACTCCAGGAACCCACAATGACGAGAAAGATCATCGACCTCGATTCCGTTCAACCGAACGGAAAGCGGGGTGAGACGCAGCGCCCGGCATTCACCAAGATCAACGACAACTTCGCCGAGATCTATAGGGCGCTGGATGGCGTGACCATGATCGGACAGCGTGTGGATTCACTGGAGCGCGCTCTTCAGACTGCAATTCCAGGCAGGAACCGCCTGATCAACGGCAACTTCGATTTCTGGCAGCGGGCCACCACCGGCACCATCCAGGGCGGCGAGATCTATGTAGCCGATCGCTGGACCGTGGCAGCACTGGGCTGCACGCATACCGCAAATCGAGGGGCCAATCTGCCTGCCGGCGGTGCCGCGCCGGAATCGCGCCGTTTCCTCAACAGCGTTGTCTCCAAAACCAGTGCAGGTAGCAGCGCCTACGTCGCACAGAAGGTCGAGAGCGCGGTGACACTGTCCGACGGCGAAGTGACGGTTTCCGGCTTCGCCTATGGCCCGCCAGGAAAACGCATCGGTGTTCGTCTCATCCAGCACTTTGGCACCGGTGGTTCGCCGTCCGCCGCGGTCAGTGTGGAGCTGGGAACCGTAGCGGTCACCGCCGCGTCCTGGACCTATTTCCAGCTCAGTGCGCGACTGCCCTCGGTGAAGGGAAAGACGCTGGGCAGCAATGCCGACAGCGACTTCCTGTGGCTGGTGGTGGACCTGTGCGCGGATGCCTATGGCGGTGTCATCTCAGGCCAGAGCGGAGAGTTCGGCATCGCGATGATGCAGCTGGAGCGCGGCAATCGGGCGACGGCATTCGACCTGCGCCCCCTGGCCCACGAGCTGCAGCTTTGCCAGCGCTACTACGAGAAGAGCTACAACCTGGATGTACCGCCAGGCACGGCCGATGGTATCGGCCGCGACAACCAGTTCTACGACCGCAGCGTCGGCGTTGGCAGTACCTCGCATATCCGGTGCCGCGTCCCCAAGCGCGTCATTCCTGCCTACACCGTCTACAGCGATGTGAACGGGCAGGCCGGGCGCGTATCCGGCGCAAGCGGCGGCATCGGCACGGTGACGTCCATCGTGTATGCCGGCCAGTCCGGTGCACAGGTCAACTATCAATCCGCCGCAGGCAACTGGGGTTCCTCCTTCCACTGGACCGCTGACGCGGAGCTATGACATGTATCAACTGACTGAAGAGATCGACACCATCAGGTGCCTGCAGACCGGCGCCTTCATTCCACGCGGCCACCGTCTGTGGAACGACTACGAGGCCTGGTGCACCGCAGGCAATGAACCAGAGCCGGTACCTCCGCCGTTCGCGCCCGGCTCGACGCAGTTCCATCGCTTCATCCGTGGCAGGGCGTGGGAGTGGATGGCCCAGTGCGCCCGCGATCGCGGCTATGACAGCATCGAGAGCTGCTGCAGCTACGCTGGCAGTGCGGTGCCGCGCTATGCGCAGGACGCCATCGCCATGATCGCCTGGCGCGACGGGGTCAATCTCGCATTGGAAGCCATTGAGTCCACCACCGGGGTGACCGCGCCGGACTGGCAGCAGGTTCAGGCGCAACTGCCGCAGCCGGCTGCATTCGGCTGGCCTGCCGAGCAGGCCCTGGAAATCATCGGCGGCTGAGGAGGAGGACGCATGGCACGACGCACAATCGACCTCGATACCGTGCAGCCGAACGGCAAGCGGGGTGAGACGCAACGACCGGCCTTCACCAAGGTCAACGAGAACTTCACCGACCTCTACACGGATCTGGATGCACTCGAAACCATCGTGCAGGATCTCCGGCGCAGACAGAACGGCCGGAACCGGCTGATCAACGGCGACTTCAGATTCTGGCAGCGCGGCAGCCGCCGCACCGTGGTGGCGCCTCTTGCGGTATATGTTCCTGATCGCTTCCAGGTGGTATGTACCGGGGCCGGGCAGGTCGCGGTGTCACGCCGCAGCTTCGATACCCCGGCCTTCGGGGTCACGGGGTTCATGAACTGCGATCTCACCGGATCGACGGCGGCCACCGAGGCATTCGTCACCCAGCCGGTGGAAGGAGTGCAGACGCTGGCAGGAAGTACGGTGACGCTGAGCATGCAGGCATGGGCCGCGACGCCGGGCTGTCGCATCGGTGTCCGCTTCATCCAGACGTTTGGTACCAATGGGTCTCCGGATGTGACGGTCCGGGCGGGCGTCCAGGAAATCGGCACCGCGGCTGCGCTCAGGTACTTCACCGCCGAGTTGCCGTCCATCGCTGGCAAGACCGTCGGGGCCAACAGCAAGCTGCACGTCATCGTCGACTTCGCGACGCCCGGTGGCTACGGCGGACAGCTTGTGGGCCAGTCCGGCTCGTTCTCGCTGACCTGCATGCAGCTGGAGCGCGGGGCGACACCTACCGACTACGACATGCGTGATGACGCGACCGAGTTGATGCTGTGCCAGCGATACTACGAGAAGAGCTTCCCGCTGGAGCAGGCGCCCGAAAACGGCCTGCCGTCGCCGCAGGGCGTCGCCGCCGCATTCCAGGCAGGCCTGGCGCGCAGTGAGCAGATCTCCTTCAAGGTCACCAAACGCACGGTGCCTGCGCTCACGCTTTACTCCAACAGTGAAGTGGCACCGGCCCTCGGGTACTGGTCGTTGTTCAACGGCAACGGATGGTCACGCGGGATGGCTGTCCCGCTGTTCCTTCGTCCCGATGGATTCACCCTCCAGCTTGATTTCGGCTCTGGCCTGACGCCGTTCTATGCCTATCTGGTGGGCGGCAACTGGGCGGCTGACGCCGAGATCTGATCCTGGCCGTCAACACCGGCCTGAGCAGCAAGGACTGCACATGACACGAAGAATCATCGACCTGGACACCGTACAGCCCAACGGCAGACGAGGTGAAACCCAGCGTCCCGCGTTCACCAAGATCAACGAAAACTTCGCCGAAGTGTACGGCGCGCTGGGCAGCGTGGCGACCATCGTAGAAGACGTTGAACAACTGAAGACGGAAATCGAGAAGGAAGCAGAGCAGGCCAAAGCCGAAGTTCGTAGCGCCATCGCCACGCTTCCTGCAGCGGTGGACAGCGCCATTCACGGGCGAATTCCTGGAAAGAACCGCCTCATCAATGGCAACTTCGATTTCTGGACGAGAGGAACACCGATTGGACAGACCGGGTACGGCCCGGATCGGTGGTTCGTCCAGATCGGACTCATGACCGACGCCAGCATCTTCGCCAGAAACAACGTACCGGGAGACGGTGTCTTTGACGATGCCCGCCTTTCGATGGGTACAAACTCGACCGGCAATCAGGACGCGTTCGGACACTATTTCGTGTTCGAACAGCGGGTTGAGAATGTGCGGACCTTTGCTGGAGTGGTCAGCACCGTTTCTTTCACCGTCTACAACCCAGGGGCGGCTGGACGAAAGATCGCAGTTGAGTTCCTGCAGAACTTCGGTACCGGGGGCTCGGAGACGATTCTGGGAGTGGACGCTGAGGTTTTCAGCCTGGCGCAAGGGGTAAACCACATTAGAAAGACGGTCACCCTGCCGTCGGTCTCTGGGAAAACAGTAGCGAGCACGAACCACTACGCAGCCGTCGCAGTGTGGTTGTCATCCGGCAATGGATTCGATGTCCGCAACGCCAGGCTGGGTGCCCAGTCGGGGCAGCTGTTCTTCGGCGGATTCCAGTGGGAGCAGGGAGGCACGGCCACAGGCTATGACGCCCGGCCACTGTCCCACGAGGCTGCGCTGTGTGGCTGGTATGCGCAACGCATTGATATCAGTGCGGGTGATGCGTTCTCGGTTTGCACGGCTCTCGGTCAGTTCGACTGCGTGGGCCAGCTGTCGTTCCAGCCGATGCGCAGCAAGCCCACGGCACGGACGCTAGGGGGCGGTGTCAACATGACAGGCTTCGGTATCGCCGGGGGCAATGCTCCTGGCTCGTCCTTCAACATCATTCCGGTTTCGGTATCGGGTGCGGCGATCACCGCGGGAGTGGCTACAGGCGGCATGTCCCCGGGGGCATCGGGCTATGTCGCGCCCAAAGCCGGGGGAATCAGCATCATCCTTGAAGCTGAGATCTGATCCATCGATTCCTTTTCGCATCGGCGAAGAGGACAACGCGCTGTTGCGGCACCAGCGACCTGGAATCAGGAAAACAACAATGGTAATGAAAATCATCGACCTCGATACCGTTCAGGCGAACGGCAAGCGGGGTGAAACACAGCGCCCGGCATTCACCAAGGTCAACGAGAACTTCGCCGAAGTGTATGGCGGGTTGGATGCCGTCCAGACTGCAGTGGATGGGCTGGATGGCCGAATGGCAGGCCGCAATCTCCTCATTAATGGCGACTTCCGGCTCTGGCAGCGAGGTGCGGCGTTCCCTGCATCCACGGGCCCGCGCTACATCGCCGACCGTTGGCTGGCCAATGCCACCGGCACAAAGGTGACCGCCACGCGGGAGGAGGTGCCCGCAGGCGGCGGCCAGGCAGGGCGCCTGCTGGCCGGATCACGCCACCTGCTCCGGCTGGACGTGCAGAGCGTGGCCGGTGCCGGCAACATGGCACTGGTCCAACAGCGTATCGAGGACGTCCGGACCCTGGCCGGACGCACCGTTACCATCAGCTTCAAGGCACGGGCCTCGGTGGACGACTTCCGCATCGGCGTGGAGCTGCAGCAGTCCCATGGCGCCGGCGGGTCCACCGCGCGTGACAGCATCGGCGCATCGGTCGTACTCGATACCCTGTGGCGATGGCACCAGGTCACCGTGGACGTTCCCGGCCTTTCCGGCAAGACACTGGCCCCGGACAGCTATCTGCAGCTGAGCTTCTGGCTGGATGCCGGTGCCGACTTCAGTGGCCGTTCGTTTGCCGCCGGGCAGAAGAGCGGCAGCGTGCAGCTGGCCGAAGTGCAGATCGAGGAGGGCGATACCGCCACCGACTTCGATCGCCGGCCTGAGGCACTGGAACTGCTGCTATGCCAGCGCTACTACGAGACGGTGGATGTGAACCGGATCATCGGTATCACCTACACCGCCAACGGTGATTCGCGTGCCTGCATTCCGTTCAAGGTGCGCAAGCGTGCGGCACCCAGAATCTCGTCCCCCTCCACGGCACTGAACCTGGTGGGCTTCGGCAATGGTGGCAACCTGGTCAACTTCGACGGGGGTACCCCGGGTTGGGAGTCCACCGTGGACGCGGCGGTGCTTTCCTCGATGCCCAACAACATGCAGCTCTGGGGCGCGGTCGTGGTGTGGTCGACCACCTCGCAGGTGCTGGTGCAGGCCGACGCGGAGCTCTGAGCCATGACAGCCACCCCTCCGCAGGCGTCAACGCACGCCTGCTTCACCACCACTACGTCACTGCGCCCAGGCCACCACGTCATCGTGCCATGCGGCCAGGAACCGTATCCCGCACCGCCCTTTCTTCCCATTGCCGCACAGGAGCACACCCCATGATCACCGCCGATGCCCAGCAGCTTGAGCCGGGTGGCCGCATCACCGTCTACGAACTGGACGCCAGCAGTTTCGGCGCCGACAAGCTGTTCTTCCACGCACACCTGCAGAGTGGTGTCATCTGGTGGCAGGGCCAGGAATATGGCCCCTGGCCGATCGAGGCCAGCGGCTTCGAGCGCACCAGCGACCAGCCACCCAACCCGCGCCTGCGCGTGAGCAACATCGACGGCCGCATCACCGCCATGTGCCTGCTGTTCGATGATCTGGTGGGTGCTCGCATCGTCCGCCGGCAGACGCTGGCCAAGTACCTGGATGCCACCAACTTCGAGGAGGGCAATCCCAGCGCGGACCCCGCCGAGCACTTCCCCGACGAAGTCTGGTTCATCGAGCGCAAGATCGGCGAAGACAAGCAGATGGTCGAGTTCGAGCTGACCACCGCGATCGATCTCAATGGCCAGCAATTGCCCGGCAGGCAGATCATCGCCGGCATGTGTGGCTGGCTGGTGCGTGGCGGCTATCGCGGCGCGTACTGCGGCTACAACGGTCCAGCGGTGGCCGACAGCGACGACGTCGCCACCGACGATCCGGCACGTGACCAGTGCGGCGGCCGGGTGCGCAGCTGCAAGCTGCGCTTCGGCCAGGACAAGCCGCTGCCCTATGGCGGCTTCCCCGCCGCGGGCCTGCTGCGCTCCTGATCGGCCCCTTCCCGATTCCACTTTCCAGGCCCGCCCGCGCGGGCCTTTTTCATGGGTGAAACATGCAACCGACAACCCTGCAGGCCATCCAGGCACACGCCGTGGCCGAGTACCCGCGCGAATGCTGCGGGCTGATCGTGGCCATTGAAGGCCACGAACGCTATCTTCCCTGCCGCAACGTGGCCGCCACGCCCAGCGAGCATTTCCGCTTGCCGGCTGAAGACTATGCCGTGGCCGAGGACAAGGGCGAGGTGCTGGCCCTGGTGCACAGCCATCCCGATGCCGCCGCGACGCCCTCCGACGCCGACCGGGTCATGTGCGAGCGCAGCGGGTTGACCTGGCACATTGTCAGCGTCGGCCAGGTGGCCGGCGAGGCGCCGCTGTGCGGTGATCTGCAGACGCTGCATCCCTCTGGCTACGTGGCACCGCTGGTCGGTCGCCAGTTCGCCCACGGCGTGCTGGACTGCTACAGCCTGGTCCGCGATTTCCATGCACGCGAACTGGGCGTCGCGCTGTCCGAGTACGAACGCCAGGACGACTGGTGGAGCCACGGCCAGGACCTGTACAGCCTTGAACGGCTGCACGCCGAGGGCTTCGACCTGATCGAGGGCGAGCCGCAGCGGGGCGACATGATCCTGATGCAGATCCGCTCGCCGGTCACCAACCACGCGGGCATCTACCTCGGCGACGGGCAGATGCTGCATCACCTGCATGGCCGCCTGTCCGAGACCGTGCCCTATGGCGGCATGTGGGCCGAGCGCACCCGTTGCATTGTCCGCCATCGCGAGGTGCGCCATGACTGACCGTCTTCGTACGATCCGCCTGTACGGCAAGCTGGGTGCGCGCTTCGGGCGCAGGTTCCGGCTGGCGGTGAACAGCCCGGCCGAGGCCGTGCATGCGCTGTGCACGATGCTGCCGGGATTCCAGCAGTACCTGATGGGTGCCAAGGCCAAGGGCATGGAGTTTGCCGTGTTCAACGGCCGGCAGAACCTGTCCCGCGATCAGCTGCACGACCCGCCGGGGCAGGATGACATCCGCATCGCGCCGGTGATGGTGGGCAGCAAGCGGGGAGGCGTGCTGCAGACGATTGCGGGTGTCGTCATGGTCGTGGTCGGCGTCATCATGCTTTACACGCCGCTTGCGGCATACGGTCCGAATGTCATCGTCGCCGGTGCCAGCATGATCGCTGGCGGTGTCGTGCAGATGCTATCGCCTCAGCCCAAGGGCCTGGGCGCCAAAGACACACCGGACAACGCCCCCAGCTACAGCATGAACGGCACTGTCAACACACAGGCGCAAGGCAATCCCGTACCGGTCGCCTATGGCGGCCATGACAGCAAGGGCATGTTCATCGGCTCGGCCGTGATCAGCGGCGGCATCCTGGCGGAGGACCAGTTTTGAACCAGATCACTCATTCCACGCCGCGTACGCGCGGTGCATCGGCTCCCCTGCTGGCGGGTGCGAAGAAGGGCAGCAGCAATGCGCGGACCCCGGTCGAAACCGCCGACAGCCTGCACTCGATGGCGGTTGCCCGCATCATCGACCTGGCCAGCGAAGGCGAGATCCGCGGCCTGGTCGCCGGCAGGCAGTCGATCTACCTGGACCAGGTGCCGATCGAGAATCCGGACGGCACGCTGAATTTCTCCGGCGTGGACGTGCAGACGCGTTCCGGCACCCAGGACCAGGAGCACATCAGCGGCTTCCCGTCCATCGAGAACGAAGTCGGCGTCAACGTCGAGCTGCGCAGCGATGCGCCGGTGGTGCGCACCGTATCCGGTGCCGACCTGTCGGCCGTCCGTATCCGCTTCGCGGTGCCGGCGCTGCAGAAGACCAACACCGAGAACGGTGACACCGAAGGCTACCGGATCATGTATGCGGTGGATCTGTCCACCGACGGTGGCCCGTTCAGCACGGTGCTGACCGATGCCTTCAGTGGCAAGACCACCACCCAGTACGAGCGCAGCCGCCGCATCGATCTGCCTGCCGGTAGCCAGTGGCAGGTGCGTATCCGCCGTCTGACCGCCAACGCCAACAGCAGCACCATCGCCGATACCATCAACGTGCTGTCGATGACCGAGATCATCGATGCCAAGCTGCGCTATCCGAACTGCGCGCTGGCGGCGGTGCAGGTCGACGCCAGCCAGTTCCAGAACATCCCCACCCGGTCCTACCAGCTCTGGGGGCGCATCGTGCGCATCCCCTCCAACTACGATCCACTCAGTCGTCTCTACAGCGGCGTGTGGGACGGTACCTTCAAGAGCGGGTGGACCAACAACCCGGCGTGGGTGTTCTTCGACATCGTCACCAACGATCGCTTCGGGCTGGGCCATCGTGTTCCGCTGGACTGGGTGGACAAGTGGCGGCTGTACCAGATCGCGCGCTACTGCGATGAACTGGTCAGCGACGGCCAGGGCGGCAAGGAGCCGCGCTTCACCTGCAGCCTGTACCTGCAGACCCGCGCCGAGGCCTATCGCGTGCTGCAGGACATCGCCACCATGTTCCGCGGCATCAGCTTCTATGCGGCGGGGCAGGTGATGGCCTCGGCCGACATGCCCAAGGACCCGGTGCTGACCTACAGCCAGGCCAACGTCATCGAAGGGCGCTTCCACTATGCGGGCAGCAGCCGCACGGCGCGGCACACGGTGGCGCTGGTGTCGTGGATCGATCCGGACGACTTCGGCCGGCAGAAGGTCGAGGTGGTGCAGCATCTGCCCGGCGTGGCCCGCTACGGCATCAACCAGACCGAAGTGACGGCGGTGGGCTGCCATTCGCGTTCGCAGGCGCAGCGCGTGGGCAACCATATCCTGCATACCGAAATGCTGGAAACAGAGACCATCAGCTTTTCGGTGGGATTGGATGCACTGGGCTGCATGCCTGGTGATGTGATCCAGGTGGCCGACCCGAACCGCGCCGGCCGCCGCAATGCCGGTCGCATCCGCAGTGCAGGTACACGCAGCCTGGTGCTGGACCGCATGCCGGAACAGGTCGCTGCCGGTGACACCCTGCGTGCCACCCTGCCCAGCGGGCAGACCGAAGCACGCACGGTGCAGTCGGTGGACGGCGAGACGGTGACCGTCACCGCGCCGTGGTCGGCGCTGCCGGTCGCGCAGTCGGTGTGGGCGCTGGAATCGCCGGAGCTGGCCCTGCAGCACTATCGCGTGCTGTCGATCAGCGAGGGCGACGAGCTGACCTACCAGATCACCGCGCTCAAGCACGTGCCGGGCAAGTACGCGGCCATCGACGATGGCACGCGCCTGGAGCAGCCGCCGATCAGCATCATCCCGCCCAGCGTGCAGCCGGCACCGGCCAACGTGCGGATGGCCTCGCATGTGGTGGTGGACCAGGGCATCGCCACCTCCGTGCTCACCATCGAGTGGGATGCCGCGGACAAAGCGATCGGCTATGACGTGGAATGGCGGCGTGGTGATCTCAACTGGGTCCGCGCTGGCCGCGTCGGGACGCAGAGCCTGGAGGTGCGGGGCGTCTACGCAGGCGAGTACCTGGCCCGCGTACGCGCGGTCAATGCGCTGGGCGCGGTGTCGCAGCCGACGCTCAGTGTGCTCACCACCATTGAAGGAAAGACGACGCCGCCACCCTCGCTGGCATCGTTGACCAGCACCGCTCGCCCCTTCGGCATCGCACTGTCCTGGGGTTTCCCCGCAGGTGCAACCGATACTGAAAGGACCGAGCTCTGGTACAGCACCGGCCCCAATCGCGAGAGCGCGATCAAGCTGGGCGATTTCGCCTATCCGCAGGCCCAGCATCAGATGAACGGCCTGGCCGCTGGCGCGCGCTTCTGGTTCTGGGGTCGGCTGGTGGACCGAAGTGGCAACATCGGCCCGTGGTACCCGGCGCAAGCCGGGGTGATGGGTGAATCGAGCAGCAACCCGGACGACTACGACGCTTACTTTGCCGGCCGCATCAACGAAAGCGCGCTGGGGCAACAGCTGAAGGGCAAGATCGAGCGCGTCACCGAGGTGTTGCCGCTGGTCTGGGATGCCTCGGCAACCTACACCCCGGGCCAGACCGTCATTCATGACGGCCGGATCTGGAGCTGGCAGGGCACTGCCGCAGGCAATGAAACGCCGCCGGGCAGCCACTGGAAGAACATCGGTGATGCCATCGCCGAGGCGGGCGCCATCGTTGGCCGTGTCGACCAGCTGGAAATGGACGTGACCGACGTCGATGGCAAGGTGGCCGCGCAGGGGCAGAAGGTCGATGGCCTGTTCGCCCAGGTCAGCGATCACAGTGCCGGTGAGGAGGACTACAACGTCGGCGAGAACGATGTCAGCGCCGGCGCCATCACCGTCTACAGCGTGATGGCCGAAAAGGATGCGGCACTGGCCAAGCGCGTGGATACAGTCGAAGCGTCCATCGACGGTGTACCCGGCAAGATCGAAGGCGTCAGTGCGGCGGTCCAGCAGGTCTCGCAGGCCGTGGTCAACCTGGATGGCAAGGTCAGCGCGACCTATACGGTCAAGGCGCAGATCACCAGCGCCGGGCAGATCTACATGGCCGGCATGGGTCTGGGTGTCGAGCAGCAGCCGGATGGCAGCTACCAGAGCCAGATCCTGATGCAGGCCGATCGCTTCGCGCTGATCAACGAGAGAAACGGACAGATCACCACGCCCTTCGTGGTCGAGAACGGCCAGACCTTCATCAGCCAGGCATTGATCGGAAACGGCAGGATCCAGAACGCGATGATCGGCGATTTCATCCAGTCCAATGCGGTGGGTGCGAGAGGGCAGCCACGCTGGCGGTTGGACAAGAGCGGCGCGATGACCATGACCGGTCCCGACAATGGCGGCTATCTGACCATCGTCAACAATGTGATCCAGGTATTTGATGCAGCAGGAACGCTGCGCGTGCAGATGGGGGTGTGGTGATGCCAGTAGGAATCCAGGTCTTCAACGCTGATGGCAGTCTGGGCTATGACCCGCAAGGCAGGTTGTTTCGCGTGCTTGCAAGCATCCAGTACAGCACGGTCGACGGCAGCGCAGCCTTCTCCCGGCAACCGGAAGATACCGACCTGACGGCGGTTGCCCGTGGCAGGTATGCCCCGGAATTCTCCATTGACGTGGCCTCCGGCATTGTCAGCTGGCGCCATGTCAATGTTCCCGCCAAGGACCGCTATCCCGGTATCGTCGAAGTATGGGCCCGCTGACATGACTGCAGGAATCAAGATCATCAACGACTGGGGCACCGTATTGATCGACGATGCCTTCCCGACACTCGCCATGCTGGCGCAAGGCACCACCACGCTGGATGGCGAGGGGAGCGGGTACATCGGCAACCATGCTGGCATGGTGGCCGTGCGTTCGACCTCGGTGGTCGGAAGCCAGCACTTCAACGAGATCGACGGATATCCGGCTGGGTTGTACCTGTTCGGACCTCCCGGCGCGGTGGTGCAGTGGTATGTGTACGCGCCGCCGCAGGAGCCACCGAGCAATTTTGGCCTGATCATCCGTGACGGTGCCGGCCGGCTGATGTTCGATGCAGGCAGAAAAGCTGCGCGTGTGGCTGGCCTCCGCTCTGCATCGACACGGCCTGGCTGGCAGGGGAGTGCCCAGTTTGATCCGGGACGTGCCTGGGCAGTGATGCCCTTGGTCTACGCGTACGATTCGGTGAACACGTTCCAGCGATGGGGCGATCCACAGGAGTACCTGCAACACGAGGACGTAAGTGTTTCCGGAGCGGCGATCAACGGTGGAGCCATCACCTTCGGGATGACGCGGACGGCGCGGCGCACTTACGGTCCCTACTACGGACTACCTCTCCCCACCCGGTTCACCTATACCGGGAACAATGCAGCTCTCGCGGTGCTTGATGTAACCGGCTACTAG